CCTCCTCGAACAAATGCTTAATTATAACATTTATTTATATTTTCTGGTTCTACATTGTGTAGCAACCACTTACCATTTAAGGTCCAGTGCTAGTTCGATAATATTTATCATTAGCTTTTCCTCTACCACGAGGAATTCCAGCAGTGGATCTTCCAGGACCAGATTCAACTTCTTGAGCTGTCTCATTACGAGTCTCTCTTACTGCTCGCTTTCTAGTTTCATCACGACCCTCTCTAACTTCTTTAGCATGGTATTCTCTATCTTGTTTCTCCTCACTAGCCCATACCTCTTCAGGAGTAGGATCTCTACCTAATTGCTTACGTAAATTCTCCTCAGTATCGGGATCATAGTGCTTCGAAAATACAGTTACCGGCTTAGAAGCCCTCAATTCTATCTCATCATCATCATCAGGTATTTCTTCAACCGTAACACCAGTTCTTGGATAGGTTAACCGATTCTGATTGTGTGCCGTGTTACTCAATAAAGGTGGAAGGCCATAATACCCCGCCACGTAATTAACAGTACCACGTACAACATTCTCAGCAATATGGGAAAGGTCAGCACTATTCAATAACTTTTCCATCATGCCTGGTTTATTATCAATAACCCGAGACGTATCAGGATTAATATTCGTAGATAACACATCCATTCCGGCAGAGTCAGAGCTATTGGCGGTTTTACCCACCACGGTAGTTCCAATAACTTCAAAAACAGCACACGCTTCAACTCTCACCGATGTACCAGGTTCCAAACCTTTACCTAGTATTCCGAAATGATGTGTATTTTGTGGAGCCTCATACACGTACTGAGGCGGATCAGTTGGACCAACAATAGGATCAAACTTATAATCATATTCTGGTGGCATAACTGGGCACCAAACATTTCTAGCCCATTTATTCTTAGTTACCGGTTCTGTATAATATCCCGACTGGGTAGAAAACTCAGCCGGAGTTACCTCAGATAAAGTCTGATGCGAAGGATCTTGGAAATGATGCCAAAGACCCGACTCATCCAACAACTTACCAGTATACAAGACTTTTACGCCACAACACACAACTCGATACTTCTTATCAGCCGCCAAATTTGCCAAAACATAATTGGTTTGCCAATTACGCAAATCCACACCAACTTCTACTGCAACATTAGTATCCAAAACAGGAAAATCAGTACCTGCATACAACGCTCCAGATGCCACTATAGGTTGATCTATTGTATTAGTACTACCATAATTACTTCCGATTCTCAATGGAGCAACAGCCACAAAAAATGTACCAGCTGTTCCAACCACTAAATCATCCCTAAACATCGCCACTGTCTTAAAAGACGGTAATGCAGGATATTTAGGTACACATGGTAAACTTTTAAACATATCACCACCATACGCTTTTGATAATTTCTCCAGATATCTAGGTCTCTCACCTAAAACAATAAAAGGATTTATCAAATACGCTCCATACATAGCAGCACACTTACCCATCTTAAAACGTTCTTCCATAGCATTGTTTTTAATAGGTATTGGTAACTGATCACCAGTTCCTTTTTGATAAGGCCCACGAGCCTTTATCGGGCGAGAAACTGGATTTCGAACTGCCCTCTTCTGTTGACGCTGACTCTTAGCTTTCGGCTTCACTTTTGGTATTTTAACAAAATCTTTCTTTCTCGCCTTATATACCGCCCATTCAGCCTTAATTTGAGCATCCCCTTGACCACGCTTAGTCAACATCGCATGAAATTTTTTATATGACATACCCCGACATTGATTTCCATAAACGCAGTAACTGCCAGTCATCATCAATTTACCATTTCTAATAATTCCATTTGGCCTAAACTCTGTCGGTGTCTCATCCAACAACATATAAGACACAGGACAAAAATATCTAGAATATTCTGGCATACCAGACCAAATGAACCTTCCTCTGTTAATCTTAACACCCAAACATGGTTCCTCGGGCAAATAGTCCACGAATATAGCTCCTCTAATATAATGAAAACGCTCATCATATTCATAGACTTTCTCCACACCCTGAAGTTTATACATTCTTTTCAATCTAATATCATAGGGTACTCGTTCCACCACATTGTTTTTATCTGTACTAAAATCGCCATTATAAAATTCACTATTTTTATCACCACAGTGAATCAACAAACATCCATTTATAGCAACTCGATGTGGTTCAACCCCTTCAAATCGATTATTAATCCATTCTAAAACACGATCAAATTGTTTACCAGTTAATGGAATATCAATTTTTCCAGACATATGATGTTCAAAGACCACATACGGAATACCACCACGAATAAGTACCCATCGAACAAAATGATGAGATGTTATACCTTTCGGCAAACCACCAAAAATATCTTTAATAGGTGCATCTATCTCAACACCACACGGGCAATTAACATATCTATCACCCCCAGCAACATTAACCGGGGCATCTGGTTGGTCCCAAAAATTTGCTATCTTATCTGCCAACCAAACCAGACCATCAAACCATGCATCTTCAGCACTCGCTTCAGGACCAAAAGTAGCCCGCTCAGTTTTAACACCACATATAGTGCAAGACACAAAAAAATCTGACCCATCCTGAATTAAAGTAGGATATGGAATAACCATCTGATTTGTAAAATCCCTCTTAACTTCTTTAGGAATACTAACATTCGGAGTTGACGGGGGAAACTCCCACCAACTATCCATCCAAACAGAAATAGATGTTGTCCATAACAACCAACATGCATTCCAATCTTCATTTTCAATATGTTCCCTACTAACCAAGTCTCCACTAACAAGACTATCTATCGAGTACACAATTCCATCAAAAGAAAAATCAGGATAATTTGCTATTATCTGTTTTCCAAAATCCACACTTATTTCATTAACACCACCAATAATACTAGTTGTATTATTTTTCTTCTTTTTATTATTCATATCATTTTTACAGGTACGTAGTAAAGCCATTTTAGCCTTCGCCACCGCCTTAACACTTGGGTTTTCACCTTGATTCGCCATTCCACAAAGAATTTTTGGGCCTCCACCTTCCGAGACGCCTTCCCATCCGTTATACCACATGGTTAACTGATTTCGTGTTGGCGCCCCCCGTCGTAACATTGCTTTAACAACAGGTGAACCAAGGTCACCATCTATGTTCCTCAAAACTTGAACATAAATTGATCTAATCATTTCCCATTCTTCATGATCAAATGATAATAATAAAATTGAATAAAATTGCTGTAAATACACCTCTATAGGATGATTTCTTCTATAAGTGTATACTAAAGGTAGAATAAGACGAGTCAAATTCCACCTAGGCAAGACAGTACCATTTTCTTTAAAGTCAAATGTAAAGCCCAAAAACGGTAACTGGTCCCAGGAATATTCAAAACCCCCAACAAATTCTTTAACTTTAAGCCCATGATAATTTAACAACCTATCACACACCAATTCTTTATCACATATCCATGAAAATTCCTCAGATACACAGGTCAAATTATCATCACCATAAAGAGCGGCTAGCTGTTCAGCTAGTTCGTCATCTGTAGGGTAATACCCATTCCTTTTGTAATACACATATATTAGAATGTCAGCCATAATCTCTATACCAGCTTCAATATTATTAGCAGTAGTCATTCCAGAACCAGAATTGTTACCACGCTGTCTAAGAACCACATCTCCATTTGACAAAACAACATAGGAATATGTCATCCCAAACGCTATCCATTCTGCGATAGTAACTAGCTCTGGATCCACATTAAGCACCTTGAAAAACTTCAATCTACGCCTAGCAACATTTCTCAGATCGACCTTACGATCATATCCAGATATATCCCAAGCAATACGCCATGGGAATCTCAATTTTCCATTTTTACCAACTATCATAAACGATTTTCCAAAACGAGTCGTCCCACCCATAAATGGATTAAATCCGTATTTCGACCATATAGTATTTTTAATACCCTCATTTCCCTCACCGAAACACAATAATTGATAATGTAAAACATGATATCCAGATATCTGAAAAGTTCGAGCCTTCAAATTCGCTAAATCTTCCCAAGACGCCCATTCCTCTTTAGGAGTAGAAATATACACCATATCCAACATTTGTAGTGCGCTTATATTTCCCAAGATAAAATCTATCCACAATTTAGATTTCACTAACTCCAATCGAGTCTTATATCCCATCCAATTAAACTGAGCTCCAGGACGCTTCTTCATATCAGCATGTTCATACACTTGCTCATTAGTCCAAGCCTTATGAGTTAAAGCAGGCTCCAATTGCTTATCAGCAAAACGTAATGCCCTTCGCTTACATTCATCCTCTTTCGGCCAAGGTCTCTCTTCATCCAAACGATCCTCCGCTCTTTCAATTGTTTCTTTCGTAGGCCTATTATAGAAAAACTTATCTTTCACATAACCTTCAAGCTTACGATGTTCTTCCGGCAGTATACTTAACAACGGTGTCGGAAGTACCGTTGTATTCAAAACCTCGGGAATCATCCTCTTCATCAAACTAGGAGGCATCCGTCCTACATACTTTAGTTCCTTATATTCCTTCTGAGGTTTATGTCCATATCTCACAATGTCCAAAAAATTTAACCCACCAGTCTCTCTAAGGGAGTTTTGGACCCCTTCCCTAAAGATGGTGGGACCATCTAAAAAACTTTGTGACTGGGGTGCATAGTATCCCCATAGTTATAGGCATTATCCGTCAAAGCATGTTTAAAATAAACAACATTCCTCGAAACATAAGGACTTCCACACTGCTTATAAAAAGTGTCAGTACTATGAGCATACTCTCCATGACTTGTCACAGTTCCATTACAATGAGCAATTACATACTCTCCACGATTTTTCTCTTCTTGTCCAATACTATACATGGTAAGATCATTAGGTATATTTTCCAGATCTGCTTCTACAGCTACTCGTAGTTTTGAATGCGGCAATTTGTTCTTTACAGACATAGGGTCAAGCTTTCCCAAGTCGCCACCCTGGTCAACAAAACGAATTGCCTCATAACTACCATTATCCCCCTTCAAATACACCAGACCATCCCTAGTAGTATGCATTGTGGTCCAGTACGCCATCGCATCAGTTTCGTCCAAAGCGGAAAAAACTATCCCAGTATTCGTCCACCCTTCATCAGGAAACTCATTCCACGTTTCTGCAACAGGCAAACGATCTTTAGTGGTAATTTGTCTGTGAACACTATGAGTATTACCATGATCATACACCAAACCCTCCATAACAACATCATCTCTCCAAGATTTTCTAATTTTTTCTTCACTCACACACTTATTACAAAAAGCACTATGTAATGGACAAGCATTAACACACCTATCATTATTACACATTTTAGTGTTCTCTTTATTTCTAACACTATCTTTATAAGCGCGCAAACGTTTTCTAAAATCAGTAGTCATAGCAAGCTGAGTTGCAATAGGCTGATTTCCTCTAAATTTCGGATTTGCTGGATCAACCATTCCTTCAGTTTTAATAGTAGCAACCTCCAAATTTTTCCCATTCTCCGTAACAACCACTAAATCATTAGAATTAGTCGTACCAATAACACCAGTTTCCTTAACTTCGCCATTAATAGTAGTATGTGCGACAATGGCGGTCATTAACCCTTCATTTTTCTTCTCCACCACACCCCTCGGCGCCTCAAATATTTCTTTTTGAGTTATTGGTGCGAAGTCTTTCTTACAATACCGAGAAATATGACCTTTCTCTTTACATTTGTCACACACTTTATCACAATACCACTTAGTATGACCAAGTTTCCCACACTTATGGCATTTCACGTCTTCAAAACCTTCTTTACGTTTTTCTTTACGTTCTGCGTTATTCTGTTTATCAATTTTTCGTGATTTTTCAGAATTAGGTAGTTTCTTATCAATATTAGCTTTCTTTTTCTGCTTCTTACCACCACCACCAACCGCATCACCATATAATGCTTGATACAACTTTTCCACCTCTATAGATAAATAGTAATCATCATCCACAAAACTCTGCTGGGTATACTCCCAATGATCCATCATCTGAGTATTCAAAACATAATTCTCATCACGTTCCGCTTTACGAAATTCACTACGCTGTAAAGCTGCCAATTGTCGTATTTGCTCACGTGTCCAATCACGCTCTTGTTTTAAATACTGATATGTCTCTTCATACCGTTTACGATCCGATTCCGAAATATTTTGACCTTTATTTTTCCCCTCACACTCACGTACTATCGGAAAATCAACAGTCTCATATCTCTTCATCTTATCATCAGTATGTACCGGCCCCTCAAATTTCTTTGGTAACCTAACAACTGGAGCAACTGGATGTTTACCCTCAAAAGTTTTTAATTCATTTTCAAGCCTCTGAGCTTTCTTTAAAACTTTATTCTTAGCTTTCTCAAGTTTCTTCCGCTCACGCTTCTCACGCTCTTGCTCGGCTTTACCTTCACTAACCATTTTCTCTCTCTCAATTCTATTAAGTTTTTCCACACGTTTTCCCTCTTTAATTATTTTCTTTTGAACTTTTTTCTCTTCTCTTTCTTTACGCTCTTTCTCCACTCTATCTTCAGTGGCTTCAGCTCTCCAAGAAGACGAATACCAGTAATATAAGCCAACAAAAAATAACGCCGCAACGCATAACACACCACCAATTTGCTTGGCATGCGTCTGCATCCACGTCATTACATGTTGCCCGGCTGTCAAAACTGACATATCATCTGTTGGAGCACTAAAAAACGCTTTAGCGTCCTTATCTGACTCAGCTAAAACATTGCGTTTTATAGATCCAAAATTAGCTTCAAAATACTGTAATTTTTCCACATCATCAACATGAGCAGCATTCACAACATAAACACTTAAAATATCCTTAAACGAATATGTACACATTTTCTCACGTGAAAACGAAACTTCGTTCATCCCAAACTTCATAGACTTATAATAATGATTATTAAAATAAAACTGAGTATCTGCCATACCTTCACAGAGCCTATCTAAGGCAACAGTAGTTTTAACACCAACTCCATAGTTAGTATAATGATTCACAATAACTGCAATAGCATCCGCGCCAGCCGGACACGCAAAATCAGGCACACTATATCCCTGCCATTTCTTAGTCGGTAAACTAGGAAAATCTGCAAGAATTGTTGCTGAAACAAATCCAACACCAGCCTTAAAATCGTCAGGCGGCATATTATACTGGGCACCATATCTACTAATACGCAGTTTTTGTAAATTAAGATCACTCATTCTCAAAGCACCAGATTTAGCTCTCTGATACCAAGAATTTTTACTAACTGTAATAATATTAGTAAAACTACCTTTATTAGCCAAAATTGACTCATCAGTTTCCACCATAGATCCAATGAAATTACCAACACCCGATACAGCACGAATAAAACTATTTGCATTAATAATCCCAGCTGCTATTATACCAATACCAGCTAAAGCAAGCCCTAACTCCTGAAAATATTCCGGAGCCAACGAACTAATACTTGCCTTGCCTTCCATAATAACATTCTTCTTAGATCTCAAATAACTTACAGTTTTATAAATTATAACAATCACCGCACCAACAGTAACAGTGCTAAATATCGCAACTATTGAATTCTGTGTAAATTCGGATGTTTCATTCAAATCAACAAAGGGTACATACGAAAAAATTTTACTTCTTTTCCTAGCATACGCCTTATACCCCTCTTTCTCCATAACAATCGCAGCCACCGCTTTCCACTCATAAGAAAAATAACCAATAATACCATACACAAACAGGTACATACTGCCCAATGCTGTAGCAGGCCATGCAACCGCCGTAGACAGGGCGACCATCAACAGAGTTGCAACACAAAAAGTACCAACACGAAAATTTTCTATCAAATAATTCGCTAAAGTATCCTTATGCGTACACACACAATGATCAAGCCTAAGTCTACATGCTGCATATATTTTACTCTCAGAAACACCACAATCTCTCATGGTGTTAACATTCTCATTAAAACACAATCTACATACTATCTGATCTCCACATTGAGCGTAAAATTCCTTACGAATTTCTTTCTCCTCCTTCATCCTCCGTACTTCACGAGTAGGCACCCTCGTCAACCGCCGATACCATCTCTTATAAAAAGGCAATGCTTCCTGATTATCTAAATAAGCCTCCTCCATTTTCTGGAGACTCTCATCATCGTTTAAATAATCTGCCGATCTATAAGTTTCATCTTTCAACCGTTCATCCACAACCGCTCGCACCTTACCCTTCATATCTTCAATTTCTTTCGCTATAACTTCGACCCGTTCACCAGGAGTAACAGAACTATTTATCTTATCACCAATATGATTTATTCGTTCAATCATTCCTGGAGATAAGTCAACACTAGCAGCAGGTTTAAAATCCACATTTTCATACGGATTTTTATCTACTTCATACCCCATCATATTCATTAAAGGCCAAAAATCAAACATATTATCCAAAATTCCAGGATTAGCATACGCTACTCTCACCATATAACATTTAGTGTGGTGAATTCGACGTAATTTCTCATCGTTAAAATTTACACGACAAGCCGGACAAAACCCAGTTTGAATCGCATAAGTTAAAGCACCCGAAGCTTCAGATTTATCTAATTTACGATAATCATCAAGGCTAAGACCCAACCAAGGTGTTTTTAACACCTCGGGTTCCTTACCCTTTTCATTTTTA